CCTCCACCTCCACCTCCCCCTGCAAGTGCCTTATCAGTATCACGTGACAGCTTGTCCGCTCTGCGTTTTGCTTCAGCCGCCGCTTTCTTTTTCGCGGCCGCTTCTTCCCTGGCCGCCCTTGTCGATTCCCGCATTTCGGCCGTCAGAGACCTGAGCGCGAATCGGTACTGGGACGTGTTCTTCACGCCCGTAAAGAACTCGTTTTGCAGTTGCTGGTATTGCTTCCTGAACGACAGCGCACCCTCTTTAGCCTGTTTTTCCACCTGGAATTTAGATAATTCAACCTTCGCAAGTTGGTCAGCCATAGACCCGGAGAGTTGGTATGCCACTGAGACTCGGGCAAGTTGTTCCGAATACTTCTGGGCCGATAAGTTCCCGTTATCGAGATGCATCTTGATGTTTGTGTAATACATCTCGATCGCGGCGGTGGCGTGGGTGTCAGCCATGATCTGTTCTTCAAGAGATCCGGCCTTTGCCTGGACCTCCTGCAATTTCTTGACATCCTCCAGCCTCTTGATCTCGTTATGATGTTCGCTCAACATGGCCAATGCGTCTTCGCGCATGAGCTTATCGGCGGCGGCTATGTCCCCATTGATCTCGATCTGAAACGACCGCACGTCAAGCAAGTTGTCCACTTGTGCTTTAGACAGACCTTCAAGGGAGTTCATAAACGACTGGATTTCGTCCTTGGCCGGACCCAACCCCAAGAAATCCCCCAACTCGGCTCCCTCACGAGCAGCCGGACGCCCGAACTTTTCTCGTTCTTCCGTGCGCCGGGTGTCTTTGATTCGGTCGGCGATTGCTTTTGCAACGTCCGTCACAGGTTCTTCGGCCATACTTGGTAAGCCCTGTGGCGTTACACCAACAGCCGCCGCAGAATAGTCGGCTGGCGCGTAGTCAGTCGGCGATTGCCAGGGCCCACGCTTGTCCGTCTCCGCGCCCTCCGCAGCCGCAAACTGCTTCGCAGTAAATTGTCTCTCTCCCGTATAAGGATTTATGTCCCCCCGTTGCTCCGATAGTGTTTCGTTGACCGCCTCAAGTTGTTTCTTCAGCGCGATTTCTTTCTCGATTTCTGCCGCCAAATCCGCTTCGGCCTCCTTCGCTTGTGCCACAAAGGCTAGGTACTGCGCGCCTCCAGACCCGACCCCCATTTCGATCAGCGTTAACGACCTCGTCCAAGTCGACTCTGCCTGTGCGCGGATATGGGAGATCCGCCCTTGGAGACGCAACACCTCAGTCTCATATCCCTTGATCGCCTGTTGTGATTGCGCATGCGCTTGAGCGACATCCCCCTGAACCTCTCCGAGTGCTTTCAGCCTATCCTTCACATCCTCGATTTCGACTGCCGCTGTTTTGTCAGCGTCGAGTCTGCGCATCTGCGCGTCGCGCAGCTTGTCGGTCAGCCCGACGCCATCCTCGATCTCTTTATTGAGATCCATCTGCGCCATCTTGATCGCGCCCATACCTGCTGCGACTCCTGCGGCGAGGAGAGCAAATGGGGCCATCGCAATCGCAAGTGCCGAGAATCCCGCCGCGCCTGCTGTGGCAGCGGTGCCCGCCGTCGCTGCTGCGGTGCCAGCCGCCGTTGTTGCGGTTGCGGCGGTGCCCGCAGCAGCAGCAACACCAGGGAATACCATCAGAGCCAGGTGCATCAGCACACGACCCAATGAGAGCGCGGCAGTTGTCAGTCCGAGAAAACCGGCAACCTTCAGCGCGATCAGCGCAGCCATGAGTGTTGGGTGTTCGGCCAGGAACGTAAAGATCATTCCCATAAATTTGCCCAGTGCCGAGACGAACCGCATCACCCCTGCGGCGTTACCGTTGAGCCACCCCAGGAGACTTTCCAGCGTCCCCATGAACGAGCGCATGAAATCTGACAAGGCACTGATGACTCGCTGACGGCTTTCTATGCTGTCGAAAAACTTGGTGAACCGCGCCTGCACCTCTCTAATCGTGTCTGCAATTGCTTCTGACGAGTCAATGACGACCCCGCTGACGGCCGAGATCATCAGCCTCCACGCACCCCAGATCGTGTCGAGCTTTGCCTGCTCAATCGTCGCAGCCAACATCTCGTCGTTGGCCTTCTCCAGTGAATCCGAGTATTCTTCCAGCCCCACGACGCCCTCGCGCAGCAGCGCAAGCATCTGCGGCCCGGCTCTTGCGCCGAAGATTTCAAACACCTGGCCAGCAGAGAGTGCCTGCTGCTCCATCTGGAACAGGATGTCGAACATCGGCAGCATGTTCTTGCTGGCGTCGACAGTCGTGATGCCGAAGTCGGCAAGCACCTTGGTCGCGTGCGGGGTCGAACCAGCCAGTTTCGCCATCGCCTGCCGCAGCCCGGTTCCCGCCATCTCGCCCTGGAACCCGGCACTGGAGAGCGTGCCGATCATCGCCACCGTATCTTCGATGGACGTGTTGGTGGCAGCGGCGAGCGGGGCGACGTATTTCAACGCGTCCCCGAGCTGGGTCATGTTCGTGGTGCTGCTCACCAACGCTCCGGCCAGCACGTTGTTGACCCGGTACAACTGCTCTGCGTCGAGTCCCATCCCCCGCATGGTCTTGGCGGCGACTTCGGCCGCTTGGGCGATTTCAATTTCGCCCACCGCCGCGAGTTGCAGCGCAGGCCCAAGTGCCATCAATATCTCTTTTTGGGTGAGACCGGCCATCGCCAAGACCTGCTGTGCCTCGGCCGCCTGGGTCGCGGTGAAGATCGTGGTCCGACCCAGCAGCTTCGCCGCCTTGGTCAGGGTTGTCATCTCCCCGGCGTTTTTTCCGAGGATCGCACCCACCGACGCCATTCGCTTCTCGAAATCGGCGTAGTGCTTTATCATCAGCAACGCGCTAACGCTCGACGCAAGTGCCATCCGGTTGAAGGCTGAGTTGATGGCCTTTCCTGATGAGACCACGCTTGCCTTGAAAGCGGTCATCGACACGGTCATCTTCTTCAGCGACGCCGTGAACGACGTGGTGTTTGCGGAAAAGACCGTTACCAGGCGATTGAGTGTTGCCATGTCATCATCCGTGACTGGTTAGCCGTCGATCTCGACAGCCATGAGTAGCTTGATCTGGCAGCTGAAGAACTTGCCCCCGTCGATCCGCGAGAAGGCCAGCACGTTATCAACGAACCGCACCCCCGTGTACACCGTCGCGTCGGTGTGGGTGTAGCTGAACGTGTTGCTCGGACCCTTCGCCACGTCGTTGAAATAGGTCTGCAACGCCGTCTTCTGGGCAGCGGTCAGGTCGCGGAAGTCCAGCACCCAGATGTTCTGCGTGACATCGTTCTTCTGGTAGGTGTAGGTGGTGCCGTTGACGGTGCGTCCTGACACAAATCGTGGCTGTGGTCGCACGCTCTGGCCACCGCCGACCGGCCCGTTCATCGTCACCGTGCCGAGCGTGACCGTGTCAGCCATCAATCATCTCCACCGTCGCCACTCGCCCGCTTGTCCTTCGCGGCCTTCACACCGGCGCGCCATTGAGTATACCGCAACCGTGCGTCCCCGGGCGATATCCCTTTATCCTCCAGCCACGCCCGGTGATGCGGGCGGCGGTCGAGAAACTCCATCCCCTCGTTCTCCAGCGAACTCCCAATCGCCAGCACGCGCTGATCGCCTGGCATCTCGTCATATATCCGATGCTTGTCCTGTGTGCCGTCCCCTTGATCCATCGTAAACGACAGGTATTGCGTGATCCCGGCCTGTATCTCGCGGCGACCCGAATCCGACGTGTGCGCAAACGAGGCCGCTGCCAGGTCCCATTGCATCCGGCTCCCCACCGAGCGGTGGATGAGTTCGACGTGGTCCAGCACCTCGCCCCACGGAAGACGATCAATTGACTTGATCGACCATCCGTAATGAAACGCGAGGATATGTTCTACTCCGGTCCACCATTGTCGGCGGCCAGCGCGGTGAATCTCGTCATCACTATCCGCACGCTGGCCGCGATTGCGTTTCCCTCCAGGTCCAGAATCTCGGTGATGTTATTCACCTTTGCGGCTGCTTCCCTGAGCCGTAGCCAGTCGATGGGTTTCGTGACGTTCTTGAGTGACTTCTTGTCACGCACACAGGCCGTCACGAAATCCTCGGTGAAGTCCCCGAGAATCTGGTCGAGCAACCCGACCATAGGCTTCATCATCCCCATCGGGGTCAGCTCGTTATCCCCGTCGAAGGAGGACATGGACTCGGCCAGCTTCTCGGACAGTTTCGGCCGAAGTTTTTTGTAACCGGCCCAGTCGAGATGCTCAACATCTACGACCTTCCCGTCACTCAGCTCGACAGAGATGGTGTCCGGATGTTCTTCCATCTGCCGCTCCCTTCAAACGCGTTGATACCCCTGCCAGATATACCGGCAAGGGTATCAACTGCCTGGAGCGTCCTCAAGCAGGAACCTAGCTCAGGTTCAGCAAGCCGACGAGCGAGCCATCGGTCTTGCTGGTATCAGCCAGCGCGGCGTATTCAACTTCCATGATCCGGTCGTCATCGTTGTTGAACGCCAAGCTGACTTCACCGATGGGCGTGACCGAGTAGAACTCAACGGTCTTGGCGGCATCGGCTGTCAGGAACGGCGTGATGTCCATCGACTGCGTGGTGTAGATGTACCCCGCCGACCGACCAACGCCCTTGCTGGTCCCGGCGTCTGTGCCGGGGTCGTAGATTTCATTCAGGGTGGCGGATGTCCACTCGGCCCACGGAACGGTCACTCTGACCTCGTCGCCCGTGTGGATGATCGCCAGCGCGGTCGAGCCGTACTGGTCAACGATCCGCTCACGGTTCTGTGGCGTCACCGTCGCGGTCACTCCCCCGGTCGTGTTTCCGATGGTTGCTTCCGATGATGCTGCCCCCAGCTCCACGTCCGCAGGCCCGCCTACAATGTCACTAATCGCCATGAGTCCGTCTCCTCGTTATGTCGTTTTGCGAATTTTCACATCCCACTCGGTCGCAAGATGCCTGATTAGTTTTCCGTCCTTCTCGATCTCGACAGTTCCCACAAAGTTTGCGCTGCTGCGACTGACGTTGGTTACATTGTAATTCGTTGTGGTTATGGCGGTAGCCCGAATTTTCGGTATCTCCAACAACTCGTCCAACCGTGACTTGATCTGCTCGTTGGTCCTGGGGCTGGTTGACCACACATCAATCTGTAACTGGGCCGCAAACTCGCCATACCCGGTGCATTCGGTGACCGGCCCGTCGTCTGACTGCATGAGCGTCAGCATCGGGAAGTCCACGTCGTCGGGCGGGTCCGGCTCATACACGGACGACGAATCTGCCAACAGTGCCGTCAGCGTGGAGTCGGCCACCAGGATGTCCCTGATCCCTTTCCAGACTTCAGACAGGTCAGACATCTAAGCCCCCCCGCCAGTTTTCGTGATGAAACCAGATTTTATCATCGCTGTCCTGAGTGCCAACGACAGCCAGAACCTCGCGCGAAGCGCATACTTATTCGCAGCCGGTCTCAGGAACGGCATCATCGGGAGTGCCGCACCCCCCTGCCCTCGCTTTGTTTTCATCTTCCACGACCTGATCGCCGTGGCGTCGGTTGCCGCGAGCTGACCCCTGCCCAACGCCTTCACCTTGCCCCCGGCGATGCGCCACGTCCCAAACTCGATGTAGGGGGAATAACGTATATTCGTTCCGATTCGCACCTGTGCGCCGATGCGTGTGCCCCTGATGACCTCGAACCGGATCGACTGCTTGAGCGCGCCCGGTCGACGGCTCCCGGTACTCTTTGCCCCAACGGGTACTCGTTTCTTGGCCTCGGTCGACACCCCGGTGCCGATCCTCACGAGTGCCTTGTCGATCCGTCTGTCGAGGCGACCTGACATTCCCTTCATTGCCCTGATCCAACGGTTGGACCCGACGATGGTTGCCTTGAATGCCCTGGGGCGAGCCATCAGTCTCTCTCCAGGTACACGGTCAGCATCTTGTTGCGTCCCGTTTCGTCGCCGACTCCTCGCACCTGGTAGGTCGCTGATCCAATGGTGATGCGATCTCCGTTTCCTGAATCGGATGCCTGCGGATTGATGTCGACGCCCGGCTTGAAGAAACCCATCGCGTCGAACTCGTAATCCCGACCCGCCGAGGTGAACTCCGTCTTGGCGTTCTTCTGCTGGACGAGGCAGGGAACATCCGTTGACGAGTCAGACCAGCTCGGCGTCATCTCGCCATAGTCGTCAACCGTCCTCGCCCACCGCTGGATGGTGCATCGCTGAGTCAGCAGCCCGGTCAGGCTCATATCAGCACCATGTTACGGTAGCGATTGCAGAGACCCCGGATCGTCGCCAGTTCGGGAATCCCCGTGTCTTCGAGCAGCGTGTAGGAATATGACCCCAGTTTCTCCGACTTGACCGGCATCCCGTTTTCTCGGCTGGATCTCATCCAGGCGACGAGGATTCGGCACGCTGCGGCCAGGTCGCTCGGGACGGTGCTGTACCCGGCGGTGTAGACGACCTTGATGTTGCCGGTCCCGCGTGGCCATTCGCCCCACGTCATGGGCTGGTGGTCGGCTGTGAACGTCCCCGGTCCCTTGATGGCAATGATGTTGCCGGTATTGCTTTCGTTTTCGACCACCGACTGGGCATAGAAGTCCGTCCCGGCCGTCCACTCGGTTGTGCTGTCGAATGCGCCGCTGCCCTGTCCGGCATAGCCAGCGGCATCGACATGGACCGAGGTGATCGTCGTCACGGGCCGCTGCTGGAGGAGCAGGTTTGTCGTCCCGTCGCCGCTGTAATACTCGGTCAGACTGGCCTGCTCAATCGCCCGGTCGAGGTAGCCCAGGATCGCCGCATCAGCGTCAGCGATCAACAGGTTGAGAAGGTCGTCCTCAGACGAGTCGCTGATGCCCAGATAGGTCTTCAGATCGGCGAGGGTCGTCAACGCCACAGCTCACCTCACAGTTCCTTCTTCAGCTTGTCGATGAACGCCAGCGTGTCCTTGCGGGACATCGGGCAGGGCGGGATCGTGTACCGGGTCGGCACCAGAACCTCGGCGTCCTTCTTGCTCGGCTTCTTGGCGGCTGGTTTCGAGGCGGCTTTCTTCTTTGCCATGTCCGTTCTCCAGGGGGGAGGCCGCTCGCTGACCCGGCGTGAGGCTACCGGATCAGCGAGCGTCGCTCAGTGGCGTAGACCTAGCTGTTGACCACGTCATCGGTGAACGCGAACGCCTTGGCGTGACGTGCACCGGCGTCCAGCGACATGATGGCCCGCACCCAAGTCTGATCGTTGGCGAACGGGGTGTCGCCCTGCGTCGAGGTGGCGAACTCCAGCACGCCAGCTCGGGCAATGAGCCACTCCGAGAACACGCCGAATAGGACGTAGGTCAGGTCGGTCGCTGAACCCTTGTCGCGGTCTGCGGCAATCTGGGTCGAGACATAGACCGGGTGGCCGAACAGACGCGGCGGCAAACCGTTCTCAATCTGCCCACGGTTCGTCGCGAACAGGAACGGACCTTCGCCGTCGCCGGACGACACAGCAGCGGCACGCTTGTTGTAGAGTCCCGTGAACAACTCGGGCCGCATCAGGAATGCCGCAGACGAAGTGTCGAAGTTGTCGTCCAGAACGGCAGCAGCCATCCTGCCGGGATCTGCTGGCTCGAACGTGTCACCGTTCGTTCCGGTTGTCGAGGCTGCGACACTGTTGATGCCGGAGGTCTCGATGATGCCTGTCGGCACGGTCGAGCTACCGGCGTTCTGGAGCATATCCAGATCAGCCCTGAGGGACAGCGTCGTCGCGAGGTCGTTCCTGACGAACGCCTCGATGCTCGGCGTGGCGTACCGGATCAACTCATTCGGCAGCTTGACCAACCCGCCCAGCTTCTTGGCTGTCAGCGAGAGGGTATCGGTTCCCATGTCGCTCGAAGTGATCGCCACGTTCTCGCCGACCCAGTAGGCGGTCAGCCCGCTGGTGTGACGCGGGAAATCAATCTTGCCGTTGGGCGGCAGACTGATCTCCGTCGCACCGGCCTGATCCAGAACGCTCTTTGCGCGGATCAACTCGATGAGTTCGCCGAGCGGAGCATTGGCAACCAGCGCACCAGCCGGGTCACTCGACCAACTGATCTGGCTGATCGTGCCGGGGAACCGCTGGGCGATCGCATTGCCCTCGGCCAAGTCCGCACCGGACACTGACGCCGACATAGCCTGACGCAACTCGCCTCCGAGGTTGCTGTCGAGGTTCTCGATGTGAGACGAGCCGAGCGGAACCAGCATCGAGTTCGCACCAGCCAGCGTCATCCCGCCCTGCTCGACATAGTGCTTCCGCAGGCGGTCGTTGACATCCAGTTCGTACTTGGCCTGCTCGGGCTTCAGGAATCCCTGACGCACACCGAGTGCCCGCAGGAAGCTGTAGCCCTGGCTTCCGGTCTGGGGACCGACGTGGCCCGCAGCCGAACCGCCGCCGAACAACTGGCTGGCGTTGGAGGACGGCTGTGCCAGCTCATCCAGTTTCTCGTCGAGAGCCGACTGTCGCTCCATGAGCGGGGCGACCTGCTCGTCCACCGTTGATTTCACCGCGTCCACGACCTGCTGCACATCGTCGGTCGCTTCGTGTCTTTCGTCCGTCATCCGTGATCTCCTTGAGTGTGCGACCTATCCGGTCAGGCGTGCTAGTTTATCTTCCAGGTTGTCCATCGCCTCGGCCACCGGCTTGAGTGCCTCGGCGACGGCCCTTGTTGCTCCCGCAATCCTTTGCCGTTGCTTTCGATCTCTTTCGAGCTTCTTGGCGACGGCTTCGTAGTCAATTGTCTGCAAAGGTGTCTCTGTGTCAACGTCTGTTGTTTGTTCTTCGTGGTCGCGGTCTCTTTCATACTTCACGGTCACATAGTCATCCTCCTCGATGACCTCGACAACGTGCTGTGATTGAGGCGACCAGCCCGGCGACCAGACGGGAACCGGGCCACCCATCTGCTTCATCACCGGCAGCAGCGACATCGTGATGGCCTCGCCGTTGACGTGACCCCGATCCAGGCAGCGACGCACCGCGCCCGGGTCAGCCGGGATCGACACCACCGACCACTCCAGCAGGTCGCTCTCGGTGTAGTCCAGGCCCATGCCATCCACCAGCGACACCTCGTCGTCGCCGATGTCCTGCCGCTGCTTGACCGAGAGCTTGCGTGCCCGCTTGGGGAGGAACTGCACCGATGCCGTCCGCAGGATGCCCTCGTCAATCAGGGCATAGATCGTCGCCGCCTCGGGGAGTGACTGGCTGAAGTAGGCCCGGGCGATGGCCCGGTTCTTGGTCAGCCGCACGTTGAGTTTCCCGTCCGGTCCCTCGCTGGTCCCGATGGGCAGCGTCATGTTCAGCCCGTGGTCGAACAGCACCACCGGGTTGCTCTGGTAGTGGTCGAGCATCAGGCCCCGGCCATTGTCACCCTCGGTGATCTGCACCACGTTGCCGTGCCGGTTGGGTTCCTTCTGCCGGGTCAGCACCACGAAGTCCGCCGACATCTTGGTTGGCTGTGTGCTTTGCAGCACCGTCTCGTCGGACCAGTGCTGGAGGTAGCCGGTGGGCAACCGCTCGGCGTCGTTGGCCGCCCGCAGCACTTCCTCGCCGGTCAGGATGCGGATGGCCGACTGGCGGAACTCGGGCGGTTCCAGGTCCATCGCCTTGAGGTGCCTGGCGAGGTGGTCATAGGCACCACGCCGTTCACTCTCGCTCATGTCCACGCCGCCGCGTGCCCCGTTGACCGCGGCGATGGCGGCACTGACACCATGCCGGTTGACCTTCAACGAACCGCCCACCACCTCGTGGTGCGGCAGCGAGTAGTTGGCCAGCGTGGTCCCGTCGTCGTGGACGAACGTGAAACCCTGCTGATATTTCGACCGCTGTCCACCGTTGTCCAGGTCGAGATCGCCGCCACCCGACGCCCAGCCCTCCAGGCTCTTGCGTGCGGCGTCGCCATCCCAGTCAGACCCCTCGGGCATCGCGGGGGTCGCCTTGTAGGGCACGACTCCCTGCACGACGGCGAAGGACTGTTCTTCTTCCAGGTCCTCGCCGTATCTTGCCGCCCACTGTTCCTCGCAGTGGGCCAACCGCTTCTCGTCGTCGGGTATCTCGGCGACGACCTCGGGAGACACCAGGCAGTCGGCGATCCACTTGTCGCGCGGCTCATCCTCGCCCTTGGCCGGGGGTGCCGGGTCGGGATGCTCGGCATATTCCTCGGGCGTCGCTTCCCCCTCGCCCTCGGCGTCGGGTGCTTCGGCCTTCGACCAGACCAACTCGCACGCTTCCTCGCGCTCGCCGTCCGATTCGTATTCCTCGTTCATGGCGGCATCAGCCATGCAGCGGTTCAGGAAATCGCCGTGTCGTTCGTCATCTTTAGGCTGAACTGCCATCGTCTTCGACCTCCGTCGTCGTTTGCGTTTTTTGGTGTCGTCGGGTCCATAGCCCTGCGCCTCCCACTGGGAATGACAGAACGCTGCCCGCTGGTCGGAATCGGGGAATGTGTCGCTGGCCTCCGCGTCTCCCATGCAGCGGGAGATGAACTCGTCCCTGGTTTCTCCTGGTGTGGGGTCCGGCATCAGATGTCGACAACCCCCGACGCATCGCAGCGGCAGTTGATGATGTTGCCCGCGCTGCCTGCCCTGTCGCCGGGATACATCAACAGTTCGCCGGACACCATGAAGGGGTCTTTGTTGGGGACCGTCTGCCGGTTGGGTCCGGCGGGCGGGTTGGCGTGGTCGAATCCTCGTGGCGGGTTCCCACGCCGGGTGAAACTGTCGATGGTGGAAATCCAGATTTTCATCGGTGTCTGGTTGACGTTCCTGACGGTCTGGGATGAGTGGTTCATCGCCGACGTGCCCTCGGTGCGGGCTATCGTCATCGCCTGGTCCTTGTAAGCCCCGCGGCGGATGATGCTCTTGATCTCAGCTTCGAGTTCGCGGCCTCCCCAGCCCTCGATGAGTCCGTCAGCGATGATCTTCTCGATCTTCTTTCGCTGGGTCTCGGTGATTATCGTCCACTGTTGGATCTCTCGCCCCCTGAGATAAATGATGATGTCCTCCTGCACCTCGACGGGCATTTCCATGAAGATGCTGGGCGCGCCCCCATAGTCCTCGAAGAATTCCAACGCGATCTCCGCTGACAGCGGGTCGGCAAGCGGTGCATCCTCCTCGGCCTGTCGCACCCAGCTCGCTGCCACGAGTTCATCGGGTTCGGGCATCTCGATTCCCAGTTGTTCCATCTCGAACCTGGCACCGGCAAGCATCGCCGACACCCAGCTCGGGCCGACCGCTTGACGCCACATCTGGGCGTCGTTCTCGACAAAGAGGTTTTCCAGCAGCAGGTCGCCCGACATCGACCCGCCCATCCTCTCGACCACCGCATCGGACAGTTCGTGGAAATAGCCGGTCACCGCTGCGGCGATCTGGTCTTCGTGATGCTGCCTGAGTTTCCGCCAGGCCGTGCCGACCCTGTCCACCCGCGCCGCCTGCCAGACGGAGGCAGGTGTCAGGATTCCTCGTCGTCCTTTTTGGCGAGCAGGGCGTGCCAGTCCTTCCGCGAGCAGTTCCCTTCTCTCGGATCGCAGCACTTTTTCTTGGACTGCGTGACCGTTTCCGGTGCCCCCTGTGATTCGGTTTCGATGGCCATCGAGTTGCTGACCGCGCTCTTGATCTTCGCCATTGGTATTACCCTTTCCATTCCGGCTCGGTTCGTGACCGACCTTTTCTGCGTCCGTGGAACCCATCGGTATCGAGACCGTGGTGACATACAGCTCGTTGGCACCGGGGTCATCGACCGGCTCGCGGCCCCGGGAGATACGCCGTTCGTTGGGCGTGATGGCTCCCATCGTCCAGTCCAGCTTGACCTCCTCGCGTTCGGCCTCGGCGTCCGCGGGGCGTGCATCGTCGAACCAGATCCGCAGGTCGCTGCTGAATCGCGGGGCCAGCTTCTCGGTCATGATCCCGGCCAGCAACGACAGCAGCGGGTTGATCGTGTTCTCGCAGAAGATCAGGTTGGCCCCATAGATCGTCGCCCGGTTGATGTCCGCCGTGATCCCGGCGATCACCTTGGGCACCCCGTGCAACGCCAGCACCTGGTCCCGCACCTGGTCAATCGTTTCTGGGAAAGCCATCTCGGCTGGCTTCATCGAGAACGGGCTGACCTTCATCCCCGGCGGGGCGATGATCGGCTCACCCGCCCGGCTCGTCCCGCCATAGCGAGCGACGAACCTGTCCTTGACCGCCTTCAGAACATCGGGGTCGGGCTTGGCATACTGCTCGCGGTCCAGTTCGATGGAGACGCTGGGCAGTGGACCGTTGCGAAACGTGTTCCACCTCGCCTGCTCGACGCTCTCGGAGTTGTCGATCCACTGGCTCCCGGCGGCGGTGGGGCTGTGGCACTTGGCCTTGGAGATCGGGCTTTTGTGTTTGCCGGTGATGATCTGGTCGGCGGGGATGGGCTTGGCTCGCTGCCGGTCGCCATCGGGCGTGACGGTGTAGGACTCGATGCTGCCGAGCTTGTCATAGTTGGGCTTCACCCACTGGGTGGGGATGACCCACATCTGGGAGGGCATTCCCGCGTTGTTGGAAATCAGCCACCAGTAGAACTCTCCGGTGAGCTGCCAGAACATGATCGTTTCATAAATGAACGTCCCCCACCAATCCTCGGTATTGACCTCGTGGAGGAGTCGCAGCAGCGGGTGGCTGGAGTCGACGGGTGCGAGTTCCTCGTGGAACTGGACGATGCTCCCGTGCTGACGCCGGATGTGCTGCATCTGGCTGACGCCGAGTGTCTGCGATGCCTCGCCCTCGTCCACCGCCCGTGACACTTTCGGGAACTGCTCGGAAATCTTGTAGCCGATCCTGGAGATGGCGACATAGTTCCAGAGCGTGAAGTGCCTGACCAGTTCCTCGTCGGAACCGGAGTCGGGACCATAACCCAGGTAACTCCCATACTGCCCCTCGGGTCCGAGCTGGGTGTAGATCGTCTCGGACGCCGCCTGGATCTCGGCGCGGAGACGGTCGTTATCGTCACGCAGCCTGCGTCGGCTTTTGAAAAAGTCGATCACTACTTGAGCCTCCAGCCCAGCTCGTCGCAGAGCATCCCTGCTGCGCGGTACACACCTGCCAGCACTCGATCATTGTATCGCCGGTCAAGGATCAGGCCAACACGATTCAGGCGACCGTCGGGTTCGACGAACTCGTCAGCGACCAGCAGCTTCAGCACACCGGCCAGCGGGCCGCACTCGATCCGGTGTCGGTGCATCCGGCAGGTCGGGTTCTCGCACCACTGCTCGGTCGGTGCGATCTGGCGTCGGGGCTGCTTGCAGGCCCGGCAGGGTCGCTGGCCCATCCGGTGCGGTTGCACCACCCCGGCCCGGTAGACCGCGTCCTCGCCGTCGTCGAACATCGCCTGGGTGAGCCGCACCCGCATGAGGTGGTGGGAGTGAATCCGGCTGATCGGTTCGGCGAACCGCAACAGCACCACCGACCCCCGCAACTCATCGGGCAGGTGGGCAGCGTCCCGGCGTACTCGGTCATCAACGGAAGCGGGCGGCATGGGCGCATCCTATCCCCTGCGGCGGGGGACGGTCAACATTTCCTGTCAGGGGGCAAACAGGACACACCACCAGGACACGCCATCCTCGAAGGCGACGCCGATGCCAATCGCGGTATGGTTGCTGTTGACGATGTTGTCCCGGTGCCCCGGCGAGTTCATCCAGCCCTTCAGCGCATCCTCGGGCGAATCAAAACCGAACCCGACATTTTCGGCCGGTCCCTTCGAGTGGACCAGGCTGCCGGTCGTCGCCATGCTGTCGGCGCGGTCGGCGGCGAGCAGGCAGAGGCCCACGTTCATCCTGAGCATCTTGCATTTCCAACGCTTGCGGATGGCGTTGGTGATAGTGAGCATGGTGACGACATCCTCGTCGTGGCTCATGTGAGTGCCTTGAGGAACTGCGGGGCGATGAGTCTTGGTGCGTGTTGTGCCATCGTCTTCGCGGCTCCCCGATTCAAAGCGAGCCACGCCGCTGCGTCCCGTTTCTGCGCAATGATCTCGGCGAGTTCTCCCGACCCGTCCGCGGCGAGGCAGTTGACTCCAGGTTTCATTTCCTCGCCGTCCCTGATCCATTCCCTGTTGACCACGAGGACGGCTCCCGCTTCCCACGCCTCGAAGAACGTGTACTGCGTCCCACCGCCGTCCCCGGAGATCGCTGACATATCCACAACATAGTCTGCCGTCTCGGCGATCCGCACGGGTGCGGTCGCAGTCCTGGGGAATGTCCCTTTCCAGTATCCTCGCCACGAAGGGCAGACCTGGTCGAGATGGTGGTGCCCACAGATTCCGTTGAGTGCCCCGAACATCGCACACGACATCCGCAGCCGCACCGGCAACGCATCGAACGCTCCGGTCACGATCTCCTGGTTCTTGTCGAAGTCGATCCGGCCGATGGTGACGGCCCGCCGCGGTCGCCTCCCCTGGTGCCGGGCCACCTCGCCGTAGTAAGGGTGTGGCACGAGTGTCACATTTGATACTCCCCGCTGCGTCACGTTGTCGACGTTGGCTTTCCGAATAACGACGACCCGGGCCTGGTGCCTCTCGATGCACTCCATCATCGGACCCGACATTTCCGTTGGATCGTGCAGCACCATCCCCGCACCCTCGGACAGCAACGCTTCGAGTTCCTCGGCGTGAGACTTCCAGTAGCCGCAGACGATCACCCCGGCTCCCGCCGTCCGCAACGCACCCACCATCTGCTCCAGGGGAACCGTCGCCGAGGGCACTCCGTGAGACCACTTCCTGAAAGCCCCGCCCTTCCCCCTGCGGTACACCCGCGCGTCCACTCCCACAGCCTTCAGTGACCTCGCAAGGTGCGCCGTGTAGGAGACGAACCCGCCGTGGGACACGTCCGTCAAAAAGAAAAGCGGTAGTTGCTTCATGCCCGCCGATGACAACAACTGTTGTCAAAACTAGAACGCTCCAGCGTCGAGCCATTCGCCCAGGTCCGCGCCCTGCCATTGGAGTGCCCGCCAGAAGTAGCAAACGGCATCGGCCCTGTCCGGCGACCTGCCCAGCTTCTGATGCAAACTCTGAACATCCTTGAAACCCTGCACCTTGACCTTGGGGGTCACCCGAAACTTCAATCCGTCCCTCGCCACATAAAGCCGCTCGACCGCCGCCAGCTCGTCTCGCAACATCTGGTCCTCGGGAAGCATGAAAGGCAAACTCGCAAACTGACCCTGGGGATCCAACCGAGCCGCCAACTCACCATACATCTCCGAACGCATGTTCGCATAAACACGAGGATCAACATTGCTGCTGTCGTTCCCCCGAATCTCGATGACCCGAACACCCTGACGCCGTAACGGATCGCCCACAGCATTCCCGAACCCGCCACCATAATCCACCCCAACCGGTATCTCCTCGCGAGTCAAATCAATCGAATACTGATCCGACATCGTACCCAACACCCAATCCGTCAACTGCGTCGCATCCCGAATCCGAATCGAATGCAACGACCGAACACCCTTCGACCCACCAACACACAATACACTCTCATCACCAGCGGTGGACAACGCAACGTCTAACCCTATCGCCTCGATTGGCAGAAGACGGTCAAGACGCTCGAAAAATTGACGGTCGGATTTCCGTCTCCGTAATGCACGCCAACGCTTCCACCGCTGCATCGGCGCATGCAACCAACTCGATGGAATCATCTGACGCTCAGGATCCTCCTCAGGAAACCTACCATGTGCAAATATCTGACTCCACCATCCCTCCTTCTCCAGGTGACCCTTGAACTCGTCATAACATATCTGACCAGGAATGATCGGTTTGACTTTCTGGTAGTCCTCCGCGTCTATCGGCTCACCATGCGCATACTCCACACCATCAATCTCAACACCACCTATCGGAGCTATCGGCCTACGTAAACATCCCTCACGAACATTCCGACAATCCATTCCACCAACCGTTATACAGCGTCTCCTTCCATACGAACCTAAAATTGTTGTCGTCTCGTCAGGGTTGCTCGCAGGGAACGCCTCCCTAAACCGTCCACCCGTTGTCCTCGGATTAGCCAATGCGATAAACTTTGAAGCCTGGGTGTCCGCCAAATCGTATCTGGCGTCAGGTATGGCGGTCGCCTCATCGAACAGAAAGAGTACGTTTTCGCCATGGACCCCACTGAATCCCTCTTCGGTTGCCGGGTTGGCCACAGAGATACGTCGACGGTATCCCGAGCCGATTTCCGCGCTTAGAATGACACCGTCGGGCGCAACTGCCATCCGCCGAAACCAGGTCACCACCTCGGCGAACATAACCGAAACGGCTTTGTCGAAACTGTCGCGCGTGATGATGACCCGCGCGTCCTGGTGGCAATCATAGTAGAGACACACGGCCAGCGCGGCCGCGGCCCCTTTGCCACAACCCGCATTGCCTTTAACGAATACCTCGCGGATAGCAGGATCAAACACACTGGCAACAATGTCGCGCTGCCAATCGTCCAACGTCACCAGAGGCCAGTGTAGGGCCACTAGTGGCAACGGATTCCCGTCCCGACACAATGACCGCAGTCGGTCAGCTTCCGTGCTGCTATCGTCTGCGGCGGTCTGTAGTCCGGTCACAATCTGATCGGCCAACGCGTCGCCGAGTGTCATATTGTCGCCTCTTGGTATATCCATCCGCGCGCCCATGATCGGCCAGTCCCCATGGTCGGTCCGGTCACCGGATACGGTACCCGATACCCGTCCCGCGTCAAACGGGATTCCGACTGGTCAATCGTCAATGACAACACTTGTTGCCATTCCGCGCACAAAGAAACCCGGTGACAGGTTTTCCCTATCTACCGGGTTTCTCACCAGGTCACGCTATCGGGTCTGCGGCGGTTAGTTGTCCAACGCGTCGCGTGCCCGATCCCAACGGACCGCCGCATCGTCGGGACCCTCTTTTCCGGTGATGTGTCTCTCAAACATATCGACCATTCCGGTGAGCGCGGCGCGCAGCCTGTCGGTGTCGCGTCGGGTTTCGGCGATCAATTCGGCAAGCGGTCGCCCCCGGTTGGCACAATCGACAGTCTCACAAACCGCATCCATCGGGTGCCCACACTCGCCACAGGATCGGCACCCTGTCATTCCGATCCCATCGGTGAACGACACTACGTCATCGGCCGGAATCAATTCACGCAAGACGACCACTGCCGCATGGCGCACCCGGACCGCGTCGCGACTGTCAATCGGTGTGTCCGATTGTCGCGCCTCCGACACTTCCCAAGTGGCGCGAACCAATACCCTTTTCAGCCATTCAACCTGGCTGCAAACACCAGTCGGGTAGTATTCGCGATCGGTGGACATAAACCGGACATTGTCAACCAGGGACCAATCCGCCCGACGCAGGTCAGGATTCGCGATGATCCGGCAGAATCCATTTAACATATCCCTCATTTGTCTCCCCCCAATTTAGTTGTCAAACATGGGCGCGATGGCCCATCCCAAGAATCCCAGAATCATCATCGTCGATATCACCGGATCCATGCTCTACCCTCCGATCCTGTTCAACCAATCACCGGACTCAATGATCGGTTCATTCCAACGCGGATTGATAATCTCAAACACCCACGCGGTTAGCCAAACCAGGTCTGATTCCAGAAGACCAGACACCCCGGTATTCCCACTGTAAACGGACCGCAAAGCGCGACGGTACAGACCACCGTTGTTCTCTAACGCGTCAAGGTCGCGGCCGGTCTGTTCGTCGACCCGGTAGACTTCGCCAACAATTCCGCACCCTGGCGCGCCGTCTTCCCCGTGGCAATGCTCCGCGGCCGGAAACGCGCCAAGGTCTCGCAACCGGTAGCGGTCGACGGTGGTCGCATCGCCGACAAACTCCGCGTTGGGGAGATAGATATCGTGGAATCTCTCACCTCGCCGGAGGGTGCCATAGACAAATACCAGGTCGCCTGTTGCAACCGGATCCCGGTAGGTGCGGTTCGCTCGTGTTGGTCGGTCGTTTTTCATTTTCTCTCTCTTGGCTGGGGTTGTGGTTTCAACACTAGGCCGGAACTCGTGTCCGGTTTACATGACAGCGATTCCGGTGACCGCTTTCGGCGCGATCGTCGGAATCATATTTCTTGGCAAGTCTCTTCAATTCGGCAACGGATTCCGGGACCGTTGGAAGAAATCCCAAACACGAGAAACCCTCGCCACGATGCTCAAGAATCTGGTCGTCGGTCAATAACCGGCCGTGTCGGTGTTCTGCCATTCCTCGGTAGTCCAGCCAGCACAGATCGTGGTTGAGTTGGTGCATCCGCCCGCCTGTGCCTTGAAGGTCGGCATTCTCCACATTGAATTTCGCGCGCCTTTTCATGCTGTAAGCTTTGCACACCAGACCAAGACACGCCTGAACATATGTCGCGACCTTGGCGACCTTCACACTCGATTGAAAAACCCGAAATTCAATCGTCTTCTTTCCGCCATAACCGGCGAGGTTCGATAGATTCAACGTCTGGCCACGGCGGCCGACGTTGTGGCGCGACGCGTCAAGCGAGTTCAACCGTGCCGCAAACTCGTCCCGCGCACTTCGCGAGTAACTGGTACCCGCGTGGACATTCTCGCGAACCTTAGTTCCTGTCGAGGCGAATAGGGCGGTCTCGTTTCGCATGACCAACGAGGTCACCTTGCGCAGAAATTCGGGCGACCGATTCAACGCATCGTCACCGAGCATCCGCGTGCCAATGTGGATATGCAATCCACAGCTCCCGTTGATACGCCAACCCCAACGGCGGAGGGCCTGGCACACCTGTACCGTTTGTTCCAGCCCGTCGACACCCTGCAAAATCGGTGAGACGATTTCGACACCGGTATAGGCCGGTCGTTCATGGATCGAAATATCGCTTTGAGCATTCCACCCGTCTGGCATTCCCGGAACCTGGTCCCCGTTGTGGTAGCCACCAACGGTAATACCCTCGCGTTGAAGAACGTCAATCGGCAACAGCCCCTCTATTTCGATTCCAAACGTCAATCGGTCCGCTGTGATTCTCCGCGTGGCCATAGTTTCTCTCCGTTGGGGTTGTCCGTTGTGGGTTAACTCAACCGCTAACCTCACTTGTCTTCTATCCAGATCGGCCGTCAATGGCAACAGACTGTATCAATCCTCCTGTATATACAAACAATCTAACCATTTTCTCTCGACATAACCTGTTGCGCCACAACGGGTTGCAACTACTTTGGAAAATACTTTTTTTGTTGGGCCGATTCTTGCCAATTCGGACAGAATCGGCCAAATCTGCGCGCGGCTTTTCGGTCCTGTCTGTCGGTCCTGGCAACCGACCGACCGACCCGACCGACC